AACGTAATCTAGTTTCTCCTTCACCTTTTAAATACCATAAATATCCAGAATCTCCACCTTCAGTAGTTACTTCAACCCATCCAATTTGAGATGCATCAGAACCACTTACTTCGTACTTGTCTTTAATAATAATTGGCTTATTAGAAAACTGAGTGAAAGAAGGCTCAATAGATACAGCTGTTGTATCAGTACCTTTTTTGTATTCAGAACCATAAACGAATATTTTAACTCCAGTTGCACCAACTAAAGCAAATATTTCAGCAACACTACTAGAGTAACCTTTAATAGCCACAGTAGTTCCGTTTGTAACTGCAGAAACGTAAGCTTTTGCAGAAGCAGAACCATCATTTTTGATAACTAAGATAGTTTGCCCTACCCCAATTACGTTGTTCGTAGGAAGAGCTGCTAAAGCACCACCGTTCGTAAGAGTAAGTCCTGTGTAAGAAACATGCAATCTATTTTGTTCAGACCAAACTACTTGATCAGACGTCATAGGAATTTCAGCTCCTACCATTTTTAAAAATCCTCCAATAGTTCTGTTTCCGTATCTTTCAACTTCCGCTTCGTAAACTTCTGGAATGTATTGTTGTGCCCAGTTTGCGCTATTCGCGTCTGCACTTGTAAAGTCGATATAATTTGTTGATAATACCGATTTTTTTGCGAAGGGTGTTAAACCCGATCCACCTGTTAATGCCATAATAAAATGTTTTAATGTTAATTATTAAATGTTTTTTTAATCCTTAATTTTGAGGAATCAACACCACTAATTGCTTTTACCTTAAATCCTCCAATACTAACTTCAGAGGGCGCAGTCGACCTCGCTTCTGAACTAACGTTTTTGGATTTCGCCACTACGTCTTTTACTGCATCAGCCTTGCCTTGCTCGTAAAAGTGTTTTGCGATAGTATCCGCATTTTCTGCAGCATAAATAGCTTTGTGATAACCTTTCGTATCCGTTACTTCACCTTTGTCATTTAGGAACTTCCCAATAAGGTTGTTAATGTTAGATTGGTTTTCTGCAACTTTTTCTACATTTTGAACGCCATATCTAAATGTTTTTTCACCTAATTTGAAATCAAAACCTTTGAAATCTTGGGTAAACATTTGTTTAGTGCTTTCTTTAAACGTTGAATGCTGTTGCTCTGCTACTTTTTGATTCTCATTGTAGCGGTTGAAAAACTCTGAAGCTTTAGTTTGTTCTGGCGACGATCCGGGTCTCAACTTGATTTCCGAATAATATTTGTCTTTCAGACCTTCTAAAAAATTCTTTGCCTCTGCAACCTCTTCTTTTTTTGCGAGTTTCTTTTTTCGGATATCTCGCTCCTCTTCAATATCTTCATCAAAATCAAACTTGTCCTCCATTAAGAAATCAATCTCAGCGTCATCTAAATGTGATTTTGTGTTTTTGTAATATTCTCTTAACAACGTATCTGAATCTACCTTGTCATAATCTGCGTTTAACCTAACATAATCCTGTACGGTTCCGCCTGTTTCCTGCATAAAATCTACTAGCTTTTCAACGTTTTCAGGTAAATCTGCTTTTGGAGTAGACTCAATGATCTTTTCCACCTCCGCTATAACTTCAGGCTCTGTAACTTCGTTTATAGTAGTTACATCCTCCAGCTCCGGGGTTGCTTCTTCAGCTACTTTTTCAATTGTTTCCTCAACCACTTCCTCCACCGGAGTAACTGATTCAGACAAATCAACTTTAGTAACGTTGTCTACTTCTGCTTTAGGACCGTCTCTAAGATCCACTTTAATTGTTTCTGACATGATATGATATTATAAAATTAGTAAATAGTTATCACCTAGGTTCAAATTGCTCTAGGCCAAATCCGCCGAGGTTGTCAAACCCTGCAGATTCAAAATTCTTTGGTAAAGAATCATTTTTTCTTTGATCAATTAACTCGCTTTGTTGAGTTGCTTGTATTTTTGTTCTATCGTCCTTACGATCCTCTTTATACTTTTCATTGCCTTGTTTCACACCAGACTGAGCTTGAGCTAGTTGCATATTATACTGGAATTCAACTTCCATTAACTGCTTTTTAATTTCAGCTTCTTGCTGCATTTTCTGTATGTCGAACTGAGATTTTGATTGCTCTACTTGTATTTTAGTTTGAGATAAAGCTTGTTGCTTTTGCACTTCAGCCATTGCTGCTGCTTCTGATGCTTGAGCGTTTGCTTGAGCTTGAGCTTGTATATTCGCCTGTTGAGCTGCCCTATCTTCTTCTTCTTTTTTCTTTCTTCTAAACTTGATAGACTCGTTGGCTAACTTAATGTTTTTAATTTGACGAATATCAATAGCGTCTTCTAAGTTAATACCTCCTGATTGCAACGCAACCTGTATATTTTGTTCTAACTGTTGTTGAGCTTCTTCGTCTGGTTCTAGCTCTAAATAAATTCCAAAGTCATGCAGATTTAAAGTATCTATTTCCGCTAAGATTTCAGCATTGTATATTGACACACTGTTGTTCATTGAATTACGGGTTAAAGGAAAGTCCAATAAGTCCGCTATTTTTAACGAAACATTTTCACACGTTTTAAGAGTTAAATATAAACCAGCCTGTAATATATGCCTAGTCGCTACATTGGACGCGTTAGCGGCCATCTTTTGAAGCCCTACTAGTGAATTCTTATCCGGTTGGCTACCGTCTCTAGCCTCATTTAAGCCAGTCACATCCCTAATCATTTGTAAGTAATACTGATAAGTATTTATAAGAGATGAAATCTTCCCTTGCCCAGATGATGAAGCTAATTCTTGTACAGGTATTTTACCTCTGTTTAAATCTCCATCCTGCGTTAATGATCTACCTACAACACTACCTGTTTGAAAATACATATTCAACGCTTCCGCTGGATTGTAAGATGTTCCATTCCCTAAATCAACTTCAGCCAAACCATCCATATCTAAAAATACACCATCTGGTACTATTCTAGACATAACCTGCTGTAGCTTTAAATGAGTCAATTGAATCATATCCGCAAAACCTGTTATACGGCTAACTAAAGATTCTATCTTACCTTTATATACTCTAGGAGCACAAATAGAATAGTTCATAGCTACTTTAGTAGTATCTGCAAACGGTCTTGTCATATTCTCTGACATTCCCCACTTCAACATTGTGTTGTGCCCTAAAAGCTTTACGCCTGTATATAAAACCTCTATAGTTCTAGACACCTTCTTAAACGTATCGTTTTCAGGCGGGTTAAACTCATCTGTTTTTTCAATTGCTTTTTCAAGACCTTGATCAGTTACTTTAATTTTAAAGACCTGGTGCATATAAGTCTTGTATTCAAAATACACTAAAGAAACCTTTTCGTCATCGCTGCTACTATATCCACTTGTATAGTTACGTGAACTTGACATTTTTTCGATATCTTTTAGCTCCTCGTTAGTTAGAGCGGGGAATTCTTTTGCCACCTCGGCTATTGTTACTTCCTTCACTTCCCCTACGTAATACAAATCCTCATAATTAGGATCTTCCGTGTAAGAGTAAACTATATTAGCTGGATCTACATAATCAACTGTTATTCCTTCTGATTTATTAAAATTTGTTTTAGTCGCGGCAATACCTATAACCGTTAAATCGTAGTCTAATCTACGCTTAGTTAAAGTATATTTGTTGTTATCTAAAACGTTGTTTATTATTTCTTCTTGAGCTATTTCTATATTTTGTTTGTAATCTAGCTGCATGTGAAGCGAAAGCTGATTTTCATTTTCAGGTAGCATAGAAGGGTCTTCGACATTATAAGTGTCCATACCAAGTTGAGACATCATTTGTTCGTTGAACTCTCTGGTTTGCATATCCGCTACAATAGCCGAAACGTACTCTGTCCTTTTTTTACTAGAAGCAGGATCTTGAGCATAAGCTTTTATGTCATAAGATTTTTGAGACATACCGTTTACAACAATATCTACAAATTTAGGAATAATAGGTACAGGCTTCCAATCCAAATTAAGATAAGATAAATCACCATTTATAGACAGTTCGTCTTTATACTTTTGAATTGACTGTTCACCTCTAGCGTATAATCTAAGCTGATGAAAAGCACCGTAATTAGATGAAAACCGATTGTTTGATGTTCTGGAACCTCCAAACCATTCGTGCTCTATAGCTCTGGCTACTTGTAAACCATATTCTGAACTTGCTTTTTCTTCATCACTAACAGTTTGACTAGGAAAAGAGCTATTGTAATTAGTTTCTATCATTTATTTTATTATTTGCGAAGTAAATCCTTTATTATCATATTTTTTAAAAGGTAAGCTTATAGCTTTACGTTCTCTAACAGCTACAGGTGTATACCTATTTTTATTGCAAGCCATAATTGCTAAGCCTGAACTAATGGAAGCATCGTGTTTTGTTCTATTATTTATATTAAACTTAGCCCAATCTTCTAATGTTCGTTGCATATACATATTGCCATATGTTTCCCCGTTATATCCAACGTGTGTTTCTATATAAGACTCAATCGCCGCCGCGTGGGCTTGTTTTATATCTTCACTAGAGTTAGGTATTCCACCTATTTCTCTTTCAGTTACTGATAGTTTATTCCAAACCTTATCTGGCCTGTTCATACTAAAACCTCTGTATCCTCTTCTTTTAAAATGATACAGCAACCTGGGTTTGTTATTTTCACAAAGTAAAGGCATACCATAGAATA